TCAGGCACAAGCGACATTGTTACAGAGGGTGCTGCCCAAATAACTACGTCAGTAAAGAAGTACGGCACAGGGTCTATAGACTTCACTGGAGTTAGCAGCAGTCAATTAGCGGTAAAGGAGAACGGTAATTCTCTAACCTTTGGTACAGGTGACTTCACCATTGAGACTTGGGTTTACCTTAATTCGTTATCGGTTTCGTTTTTGTTTGACTGGAGAAATACAGGTGGTAACCAAGGTGCGCGACCATCACTGTATATAGAAAGTAGCGTATTTAAGTATTACGCAGGCGGTTTACGAATCTCGTCAAATACCCTAACTGGTCGCACGGGTCAGTGGTTACACGTTGCACTTGTTAAATATAGTGGGCAAACAAAACTTTATGTTAATGGAACTCAAGAAGGCCTTACTTACACAGACGGCCTCGACTACATCGAAACCCAAAATGGTAATTTGAACATAGGTAATAGAGTTAGTGGCTATAAAATAGATGGCTACATGGACGACATAAGAATCACCAAAGGCGTAGCCAGATACACAGCTAACTTTACACCGCCCACTGAGGCGCTACCTACTTTCTAAGGAGATGCAGATGCAATATAGAAACAGGAACGATGGCACACTGCTAACTCAACGGCAGATAGCGGTAGCAAACCCAAACACAAGTCTACCTAAAGTGTGGACTGAGGGGACGCATGACTTTCTTGAAGTTGACCCCGTGATGCCAACGCAAGCCCCCGAGGTTGGCCCCTACGAGGTAGCGGTTAGGGATGGAGCTATGCAGTCAGAGGGTAACTGGGTAGAGGCTTGGAAGGTAGAGCCTATGTTCACAGCCACCGAGGACGCCACCGTAGATGAGCAGATAGCCGCCTATGAAGTACAGAAGCTACAGCAGAAGCGTCAGGGAATGACGGCCACCAACGAGAACCTGCGGCTAGCCTTGAACGACGCGGGCGTGTATCAGACGCTAACGGCCTCTAAGGCGTTCATTGAGAACCCTGAGCTGGACATACGATTTCAGTTTGCAGTAACAATCAACAGACTGGACGAGTGGTTCTTACAGGCCACTGAGGGGCTTATGACGGACGAGCAGCTTGATGCTTTATTTGAGGCGTCTGTAGGCTTATGAAAACTATAGTAGCCTTGGTACTCGTGTTACTCTCTGGATGCTCAGGCACACTACGAGAGCGATCTACGGTGTGCTTGGGCTTCTGTGCTCACACTGAAGTTGAAACTGAAACTCACACAAAGGAAATCAAGAAATGAATGTATTTGTTCTACTACTCGCCCTTCTCACCTTCTCTGCTACGGCTGCTGAGATATACTTAGATGACGGCAGGGTCATAGCGTTGCCCGTAGGCTCCAAGGTATACGTGGATGACGGGACTGTATGGACGTTCACTAGGTTCAACGAGGGCGGCTTCGACATCCGACCTTTGACACCTTTGGTGGAGATTACTGAGGTATGCCCAGACGATGGTTTTACCTTTGGTGGCAGCAGCGGCTCCTGTGTAGTAGAAGAGGTCGTAGAGGAGATAGAAGAAGAGGCCTGTGATGGGTTCACCTTTGGCGGTAGTGGCTGTTAGAGTCTTGGGTATTAAGGTCTACAATGTGTCTGCATCTGCGATAAGGGTTAAGTAATGCGAGATTCTATATTTGACAACTTGCCAGATGATCAGGTAGACGATCTTCGTATTACTTTGATTGACTACTGGGAGCAACGGGACGGTCTTGATCCTAACGGAACTGCTGCTATTTTAGCAGAGCTGGGGGTTACTTTTGAAGAGCTTCCTCAGTTAATAGAGACAGCTTCTCTTGAATCCCTAATACCGCTGTACACGTATAAATCAGTTATAGAGTCTGTTGAAGACTGGGACTCTCTTTCTAACGATGAGAAGAACGAAGCGTTAGTCAACGGAGGCTTAGAAGGTGTTTTTGAGGCTGAAGAAGGACCTGTAGATCCGGGTCCTGCGCCACCGCAAACATTAGATGATCTTTTAAGCGAGATAGCTGAAGAACAACAAGTCGACAGAGATGTTGTTGACGGTGTTGTGGATATGATAGAAACGATCAAAGGGTCTATACCTACTGATCTAGAAAGCGCTTCAGATTTAATTAAAGGTGTCTTAAGCTCTACTGTATTAGGTTCTGCTATAGAGGAGTGCGAAAGCTGGACAGGTAATACAACTACGGAAGGTGGCCGAGGAGTCCCTAGTTGGACTAAGTGTGTTGACGTAGGCATATTTGGAATACCGGGGCTAGACCTACCGCTGCCTCCGGGAATGATAGATATAAGTACTTCTGTATACGATATTATTCAGAAGGGTGAAGATATAGGCGAAAGCTTTGAGGACTTCCTTGAAGACCCCTCAGGTTGGCTAGAGAACGTCATAGACAAGGCTGTAGAGAAGGTACAAGAGGTCTGGGGTGATCTACAGGCTGGCGTAGACCCTAAGACCATTGGGGGCCTCTCTGGCATACTCAACGACTGGATAGGTAATATCTTAGGTGGGTATATCTTAGGTCAAGTTAAGGATGCCACGAGCGCTATAGACCCTTTCCTATATGCCGGTGATTGTTTAGATCCTACGTTTAAAGAGGCCAACAAAGACTTTTGTGAGGATGCTCTAAACGAAGGAGCTTTAGTAGATTGTAGCACCCAGTTTGGTAAAACAGGTGGCTTTGTAGTCTCGGCAAGCGAGTGCGGAACTTGTGAAGACCCAGACTTTACTCCCACGGGGCCTGATGGTACATGTGTAGACCCTGACCCTAATGACTGCGCTGGACAAAACAAGGCCATCAAGAGCGATGGAACTTGTGGTGAGTGTTTAGATACATCACAGAAGGATTTTGGTCAAGGTTGTGTAGCTGTTTGTGAGTACGACGAAAGCCTCCCAGAAGACTCTCCTGACTGTAAGGAACCTTGGACTGACGAAGGGGATACCGAGGATGAGTGTGCAGCCCTTGGGCGTCTACACGTACCCGGAAATGCCGCTACAGAGACCGATAGCTCCTGTGGTGATTGCTTACCTACACACACAGACGAGGATGGCACTTGTACAGAGTGGACTGATGGTGGTCCTACAGAAGACGAGTGTACTGCTCAAAATAGAGTATACAGGCCCAGCAACGGTACAGGGAAGGATAGTTCCTGTGGTGGTTGCTTAGCAAACTTTGAACTTGGAGGAAAGGACGGAGCAGAGTGTGTAGAGGAAGGTTTGGAGACCCCTTGTACACCACCGTTAGTTAGGAACGAAGAAACTAGGGAGTGTGAAGAACCACCACCTAATTTCGTAGAAGGAGACCCCTGTACTACTGAAGACGGTAAGGCAGGAACTTACGACTCCGAAGGCGGCTGTGTTCCTGACTGGGAAAACACAGGCTTTACGGTAGCACAGTGTCAAGAACTAGGGAAAACACATATTCCTGCTGATCCCTCAGAAGGGACTATTAGCGCTTGTGGAGACTGTCTGAACCCTACATGGAATCCTATAGGAGACAACGGTGAGTGTGTAGCCCCTGTGACGTGCTGGGACGAAAGTACAGCAGCCACAGAAGCAGAGTGTCCTGAAGAGCCTCAGATTGAATGCTGGGACGGTGAGATAGTCAATGATGAATCCAAGTGTTCTCAGGAGCCTCCTGAGGTAGACTGTGCTTCTCAGAATAAGATACAAGAGACACCTTACGAGTGCGGAGGCTGCTTACCTAACTTTGAGCTTAACCCTGATAGTCAGGAGTGTGTAGCCCCTAAGGAGTGTAAAGAAGGTAACGAAGATACAACAGTAACGGAAGAAATAGCAATACCTTATGGTACAGCACCCCCACGTCGTCCTCCGACTTACGTAGACGATGGTACTCAGTGTGTGATGACAACGTACACTTACGTCAATGAGGATCCTACTAGTCAACAATGTACAGAACTAGGTAAGGTACTATCGGAAGATGGGAAAACATGTGTTGATCCACCTGAAGAACAACCTTGTGCAAACAACGCTGTCGATACTGGGACTTGTGAAGACTGTGGTGACAATACTACCCCAAGTCAGCACGTAGACGGTGACTGTAAGAAGCCTCTAACAGTAAAGCCGGATAACTGTGGCCCTGATACCTTTACTAAAGAAAGAACGGTAGAAGTTCCTGTAGAATATGGAGAGCCACAGGATTCTACTACGGAGTACACAGTAGAGGGAGACGATTGTACAAAAATAACTACAGTTTATGTAGAAGGATTTGCGCCGCCAGAGCCACCTCCGCCACCTCCGCCACCTCCGCCACCCCCGCCTCCACCTCCACCGCCTCCTCGGCCCTGTGGTGATGGTAAGCCTCCTGAAGTCGAGGGTGGTGAATGTGTTGAGTGTCCTGCAGGTTCAGAATATCTAAACGCTTCTAGTTTAGCTGCGTGTGGTGAACCCCCTCAAGAATGTAACGAGGATACTTTCACATCTCAAGTTAACTTAACTGAGACAATACCCTTTGGTGATCCTGTACCAGACCCTGTGACAACTTATGAAGACGATGGTACTCAGTGTGTTGCTACTACAACTACTTATGTTGAAGGCGAGAACCCTAATCCTCCTTTAGATTGTAGCACTCTAAACGAAGGTAATTACCAACAATGCGAAGGTACAAAATGTGACGATGGTACTTACGTACAGAAGGGAGAAATCTGTAGCGACGATGGTGGATGCGTAGATAACCCACAGACATTCGATGAGAAGATAAAGTGTGAGTGGAAAAACTGCCCCGGCGAAGAGGGACTATTCCCGCCCGAGCACGAGTGTGGTGGTCCTCCTCCGGGAGAGTGTCAAGACCCCGAGGCTAATAACGTAGGTCAGCCTCTTCCTTGTACCTATGATCCTTCGGGAGAGTGCCAAGACCCTGAGGCTAATAACCAAGGGCAGCCTCTTCCTTGTACCTTTGATCCTTGTCCCGGCGGTGCTCAGAGGGACGAGAACAACGAATGTCCGGGAAATCTTTGTCCTGATGGTTCTCAGAGGGATGCTGACGGCAACTGCCCATCTACAGGATGCGTAGATAACCCACAGACTGACGATGAGAAGATAGACTGTGGTTACAAAAGATGTGAAACAGACGGGCCTTTAGTTCCTCAGGATACAGTCTGTGGTGATGGTTGTGTAGATGACCCTCAGACACGTGATGAGAAGATAGCCTGTGGTTGGACAGTATGCCCTGACGGTATCACTGTTGTAGAAGACGCAAATGAGTGTGGCCCCAGTTGTACTAACGGTGCTCTAGATTACCCTGACTGCTTAGTATGTCCGGGCGGTGAGCTACCTGATGCTGAGACAGGGTGTGGCGGGGGTTGCGATGACCCTGTGTTCGCAGCAGAGAATCCCTTAGAGTGTCCCGGAGTCTGTGATAGCTGCTCTTGCCCAGAGTATGCCGCAGCTAACCCTGAGGAGTGCAAGCCGGGACCTCCTCCGCCTCCTCCGCCTCCTCCGCCTCCTGAGGGTGGTGGTGGTGGCTCCGGTGGTGGTGGAAACGCACAGCTTAAACAACTAAGTATCACTGGAGATCCTGAGCTACTAGCGAGACAAGAGTTTCCAATTACCGACTATTTAAGTGGCTTGTTCACAGGAAGAGGATAATATGACATACTTAGAATTAGTAAATAGTGTCTTACGTAGGCTGAGAGAAGAGGAAGTGTCTGGAGTGGCTGTAACTCCTTACAGTAAGATGGTAGGTGACTTTGTAAACGACGCTAAGAAGATTGTAGAGAATTCGTGGGACTGGTCAGCCTTACGTACTACAGTAGCATTCACGACTTCTGAAGATGTCTATACGTACTCTTTAGAAGACACCAAGGATACTGTGAAGGCTATTAATGTCATTAACGATACCTCTGACTTCTTCATGGATTACCGTAGTACTGACTGGTTTGATAATCAATACTACAACCAAGAGCCTGTCAAAGGTACGCCACAGTTGTACACATATAGGGGTCTTGACTCTAACGGTGATACCCAGATAGATGTGTACCCTAAACCTGACGGCGACTATGTTATTAGGTTTAACTGTGTCTTACGTAACGATACGTTAGTCAATGACGCAGATAAGTTAAGGATACCTAACATGCCTGTGGTTCATCTCGCGGTAGCCCTAGCAGCCCGTGAGCGAGGCGAGACAGGAGGAACTGCTACTCCTGAGTACTTTGCTATGGCTGACGTTTATCTTTCTGACGCTATTGCTCTAGATGCACAGAAGCACCCTTACGCAACCGACTGGTATACCCCCTAGGAGCTAATGTATGGCCCAGCCCTTACAAAGTATCAACCTAGTTGCTCCCGCCTTCAAGGGTATCAACACTGAGGATTCCCCGATAGCGCAAGATCCTTCGTTTGCTGATGTTGCAGATAATGCTGTAATCGACAAGAGAGGACGTATTGCAGCACGGAAGGGACTAGAGACTCTTACAAACAACAAGGTAGAGTTAGGCACTGACTACGTACACACCATTCACGAGTTCTTCTCTGAAGCCGGTAATACTGTCGTGTTCAGCATGGGCAACAATAAGATACTCTCAGGAGTCCATAACTTTGTTAACGAAACGCCTTCAGGCTACACTATTACTGGGAATGACTGGCGGACTGTAAACTTCAACAATGCTGCTTACTTCTTCCAGAGAGGCCATGAGCCGCTTATCTATACTGACGCTGGTGGTCTTCAGACCTTTGGTGACTACGAAGGACACACGACTCCTACGACTTTGTATTGCAACGAGGCTGCTGCGGCATACGGTAGAATTTGGGCAGTCGATAGTGACGAAGGTTCTCAGATTATCTATTGGTCTGATTTACTTATAGGTACTGATTTCTCTAGTGGCTCCTCAGGCTCTATAAATATTTCCGAGGCTTGGCCTGACGGTGCTGATAGTGTTGTAGGTATTGCTGCACATAACAGCCTCTTAATAATCTTTGGTAAACGAAGCATCATTGTGTACGAAGGGGCAGACTCTCCAGCTGCTATGGTTATTGCTGATACAGTACCCGGCGTAGGCTGCATCGACAGAAACTCCATACAGCACATAGGCACCGACATACTCTTCTTAGACGACACAGGCCTCAGGAGTTTTGGTAGGACTATCCAAGAGAAGTCTATGCCTATTAATGACCTCAGTGGTAACATTAAGACTGAGTTCATTGAGACACTAGTTAACCGTCAAGGGCCAGTGGCAACAATCTACTCTCCTGAGAATACATTTTACCTCGTATCGTTCCCTTCTGATAGCCTTACGTACTGCTTTGATCTTAAGGGTAAAACAGAAAACGGGTCATATAGAGTCACACGTTGGCCCGGAAGTTCCTTTTACTCCTTTGAAACTATAACATCAGGTGATCTAATAGTAGGTAACAATGAAGGTCTAAGTATCTACTCCGGATACTCAGATAACGGTGAGGCTTATCGTTTTAAGTACTACAGTCCCGGATTAACCTTTGGTGATCCTTCAAAACTGAAGATCCTAAAGAAGCTTAGGCCAACCATTGTAGGCGCTGACTCAGCTACGGTGTTTATTTATTGGTCTTATGATTTTAGCACTGCATTTAGGTCACAGGCGTATGTCATAGGTAGTCAACAACCTTCGTTCTTCTCTAACCCTATAGACCCAACCACAGGTGCTCCCTTAGCTGGACTATCAGAGTTTAGCGACCCTAGAGATCCTGTCACAGGTGCTTTATTAGCTGGCCTGTCAGAATTCACAGGAGGTACTTTGATTTCTAGAAGGCCTATTAACACAACAGGAAACGGAAGTGTGATTACTATTGGACTTGAAGCATTTATAAACGGATTTCCTCTCTCACTACAAGAGATTAACGTACTAGCACTGATGGGTAAAACATTATGAGCAACTATACACCAACTACAGACTTTGCCTCTAAGGATAATTTACCTTCTGGTGATCCAGCTAAAACAATTAGAGGTGTTGATTTCAGTACCGAGTTTAACTCTATTTCAACAGCCGTGGCATCTAAAGCTGATACATCAAGCCCTACGTTTACCGGCACTGTAACAATAGAGTCCTTAAATTTTACAGGTACTCTAGACACAGGAACAATTGACGGAGGTACTTACTAATGGGTTTATTATCAGGAATTTTAGAAGGCACAGCAGAGGAGTTCTACAGTGCTCTACCTTCAGAGATTACTAACCTCTACGGAACTTACGATGCAGAAGGTAATTACACTTCAGGTATTCCTAAGATAACAGCACCGTCAGGAGTAAAGTTTCAGCCTTACACGGTAACATCAGGAAACCTAGGCACAGCATTTACTGCCCTTGATGAAGAAGGTAACGCAACCGGAGGAACAACTTTTGAGTTAAGTGACGACCAGAAGGCGTTACAGAATCTTCTGCTAGGAGGTGCCTCGCGTTACTACACGGACGCTATAGGAACTGAAGGAGGCATGGCTGCTAGAGAAACAGACATCTACAACAGGATGCGGGCTGCTCAGATGCCCGAGGAAGAAGACGCCCGGTTAGCCATGGAGGAGCGTCTGTTTAACCAAGGTAGAGCAGGCCTCTCTACTTCAAGGTTCGGTAACCCTGAGCAGTTTGAGTTTCAAATGGCTAGAGAAAGATCCAAGAATGATGCAATGTTAGCAGCAATGGGACAAGCGCAGAAAGAGCAGATGCAACAGGCAGAACTGGGCGGCATGTTCCAACAGGAAGGTTATGCACCTCTAGCTCAGCTACAGACTGCCTTAAGCGCAGGCGCCGCAAATGCAAGCATGGAAGACGTAGCCCGTAGGCAGGACGCAGAGAATCAATTAGAGGCTCAGTTAGCGAACATACAGGCTGACCTTGGTTCTAGGACAGGACTAGCTGATTTGTACTCAGGGCTGTTCAGCAGCGCCACAGGAGTCTTAGGATCTGCTGGTAGTTCACTGCTTGACTTCGTTTTAGATAAATTTAAGTAGGAGTACTAAACATGGCTAATTATCCCAACTTAGGCGGCATGTTAACACAGGCAGGTCGGCAACAAGGGCAGCAACTAGGACAGGCCTTCACAGGTTTAGGGCAAAACTTAATGAAACCTGTGGACAACATGCTTGCTCGTAAGAAGAACGAAGGCCTCCAAAAGGAGGTACAAGACTTCCTCGCGGCCAACAAAGATAACCCTGCTGCTTTGAACGCTGAGGCTACTCGTTATACCACCATGGGTAAGAACGACATAGCCAAGGTGTTCTCTGATGCTGCTAAGGCTGCTGTAGACAGAAAGAGTACGGCTACTGGGCAAGCTCAGGGGCGAGGCAAGGGAGAGCTAATGGCCTTGGCTAACAACCCTGAGTTTAACTTCCAAGACCAGAAGCAACAGACAGGTTACTTTGCTCTCGCAGACGCCACAGGAGTCTCTAGAGAAGAAGCAGCTAAGATAGCACTAGACGCTAAGAAGAATAGAGAAGGCGGTAGTGTTACTAGCTCACGCAGCGGGGGTCAATATAGGGACGAAGATGGAAACATTTACGAAGCTTCTATAGTAAGAAGTAGTGCTGGAGAGCAGGTAAGGTATCTTCCTATAAGCTCCGGCGCTCCTAAAAGTCCTGTAGGAAAACTAACCCCTATTGGAGGAGCTTATTCTGAAACCGCTACAGAGAGAACCGCTAGAGGTGTAACCGAGGCGGGGGCCGAGAAAACAGCAGAGAACTGGGCAAACCTTAAATCTGCTGCCGTAGACAAGTTGCCTAGGATCGAACGATCTATTGCTAAAACAGATAAAAGTTTACAGTTGCTTGAGCAAATAAACACAGGAGGCTGGTCAACAGCGGTCGTGAGACAAGTGCAGGATGTTTTTGGCGTGACCCCAGAAAACGAAGCTCAGTTTAATCTACTAGCCGGGCAGACTGTTCTAGACGGTCTTGAGAACTTTACAGGCGCTATTTCTGAAGGAGAGAGGATGTACTTAGAGCGTCTATACCAAGATTTAAAGAAGAGTGGAGGGGCTAACAAGGGAATACTACTTCAGATGCAAGAAACTTTTAAGGCCTCTTTGGCTGACGCACAGCTAAGAGCCAATAGTGCTTCCGAAGAGGAGTACTTGCGTAAAAGAGGATCTCTTCAAGATGAAGAAGCTGCTCCGAAGAATACAGTGGTTTCCTTCTCAAGTTTGAAAACAGAGGGTTAGGTACTATGGATCTTATAGACGTTACATTACCTAATGGAACCACCATAACCGACGTTCCTAGAGACATAGATAGGGATGTTTTAATGGATTTGGCTATCTCTAATGGCTACGCGACAATCGAAGACTTCAATGAGCCAGAGACCCTTGAGGAAGTCACTGTAACCGCAGAGCCTCTGCCCACAGACAACACAGGATCTCCCGCTGTAAACCCTAGACGCCGTGGATCAACCGTAGGTACTACATCTCCTGATGAAGGTGGTGTTATGTCTTGGATGAAGGAAAACATGGAGGTGCCTCTAGGAGTAGCAGGAGGTGTCGCGGGGACTGCCTTAGGTGCTCCTTTCGGTCCTGTGGGCATGTTCGTTGGTGGAACCTTAGGTAGCTCTATTGGCACAGGTGGCGGGAAACTGGTATCTGATGAACTAACAGGAGAAGACCTTAAGTACGCAGAAGCCTTAGAAGAGGCTGTCTTATCTATGGGTTTCGATGTGGCAACCTTAGGATTAGGGAAGGCGATAAAACCAGCATGGATTGCAGGTAAGAAGGCGTTAGGTTTCACTCCAAATGAGGCTGCTCAACAATTAGTTAAAGAGCTGGATCAACCAGCGGGTAGTCGAGCTTCACTACAGGCCACTCAGAACATACTTGAGGAGGGAGGAGCAACCCTTACGCCTTCTCAGGTAGGTGCTGAGGGTTCTGCGTTACTTATGGAGAAAATAGGTAGGGTAGGTATATTCTCTGGTAGTACCTTTGAAGCTAACGCTGCTAAAGTAAATCAGATAACATCAGACGCCCTCTCTGAAACCATGAACAAACTAGCTGTAAACTCAGGAGGATCCGCTGACGAAATAGCGGAGCAAACCATGGGTATCATACGTCAAGGTAGAGAGGCCTTGAATACCAACTACGCTAACTCTTTAGACGAACTCGCTAAAGCAGCAGGGAACGTACAGAACTTATCTTTAGGTAAGCACATATACGCAACTAATGCGTTTGTTACCAAAAACATGAAGGGAGGAATCCTAGATTTAGACCCTGCTACTGTTAAGTTTATCGACGACGACTTAGGACCTATGTTGGGAGACAACATGGCTCTAAAGACAAATCTAGACGGTCTTATAGCCATTGATAAGCAAATTACGAACAGGATACAGAGTAGGTTTGGAGGCGCACCC